ATGTTCGTTGAACTGGTTTATGACAAGCGAAATGTAGAGGGACTTGAAGGAGCCAGAGAGATCATTCTGGCCGAACTGACGAAGCGGGTGCACCAGATTTTCCCTGATGCCGAAGTGAGGGTGAAGCCGATGCAGGCGAACGGCTTGAATAGCGATGCCAGCAAAAACGATCGTGAAAAGCTGAACCGCATGCTGGAGGAAATGTTCGAAGAATCAGATATGTGGCTGGTATCTGAGTTCCCGACAGTTCGCCAGGTTGGTCTGTGATGTGAATAAGGCTGCCGGAATATTCGCGACAGCCTTTTTATTTATGCGTCGCCTGCAGGTGGCGTAGGCCAGGTGATGTCCGGCGCTGTTGAAGTATCGACTGCGTCCAGCTCATCAAGATAATCAAGCCACGCATTATACTGCGCTTTCTCACTATCTTTAAGGCGTCCCATTGCGGCCTTCCCAGGCCACTGCTTACTGTTCATGTACTCGTTAGCCTGGTCAATTCTGGCCTGTTTTACTGCCTCTGCCTGAGCGACTAACTCATCATGGGATGGTGGAGGGGTATCCACCCATGCAGGCATTCCATCCGATCCCACTCCCAGCATTTTCCCTTCTGGCGGCTGTCCTGTAAATTCCTCAGAAATAGCGTCCGATACGTCCACGCCATCTTCAGGCCATAGCCCCCGCGCTTCGTACTCTGATTTCAGAAGGTAAGCCAGCAGACGAATATTTTTCACATCCCAGATAAACCCATCAATGCGTACCTGCACTGGATCCGGGTTTAACACCTGTTCATTTTCATCTTTCATAATCAATATCCAATTGCCAGAAATACAGCCTGAGAAGTGTTTGAGCCTGGGCTGGTCCCAGAGGTGAGACAGGTCACGGCATCAAATCCGGTGCTATTGGAGCTTTCGCACGAGGTGACAATTTGTGCGTAGGTCATTTTTGTGCAAAACACGCCCCACACGCCTACCGGAAAAGGCGTTGGGTATGTAACAGCGAGTGTCTGCGGGATGCCAATGGTGGTGCTGTTCGGAAGCGTGCGGCGGAATACCTGAATGATTAGGCCATTAGGACCTTTCACAATCAGGTTATCAGTCCCCTTACCCGTCAAGGTGAAGTAACTCATGTCTGGTATGTTATAGGTTTGCGAATTCCCAACATCCCGACCAGCAGCCGAGCCTAGACCAAGGTTTCTTGTTAAGGCTGAAAGATATTTTGTGACCAGCCCGTTAACATCCCCATTATCGAGAGCGTCAGAGCCCGAGTTCGCAATAAACTGGCCGATTAGTGCCGCTATTGTTGTGGACTGGCGAATTGCTTTATTCACCTGCGCACTTGACGCTTTCCCGGAAGTGAATCCGGACAAGAGCGCCGGAAGCGCTTCCCAGTCAGCCTGTGATGTGACATTTGCGTTAGGATCAAGCGCGAACGCTTTAAAGTTATTTATGTTAGCCATCAGAGTAATACCCCCCAAGCGCCGGTATCAAAACCGCCGATATATTCGTTATTCATATCAAACCCAAAGAATTTAGAGCCTTCTGACGGTGTTTCTACCGAAGGCGTTTCCACGTCACCGGCCCATACGCCAGCAGCTTTAACGGTGAGATAGCCCTGTTTAATAGCGGCGATCAGTTCTAGAGACACTTCAGAAATGTCAGTCTCGGGAAATACCCAGACCGAGATAGTCATGTCCTGGTTGTCGACGATTTGCATCCTCAGGCCAGAGCCTGCGGTCGCAGCGTCAAGGATGGGAGGAAGCGAATCATTGCGGCCGTCCCAGTTGTTGATAGCGATTTTCGCCTTAAGCACGATGCGATAGGTCGCATCGCTCAGCGTGGTGTAACCTGAATCTGGGTCATACGGGCCTTGCCATACACCCTGGTCATATCCAAGCCCGTCAGTGTCCCAGCTGAAATAAACGCCGCTTATCGGCTGGCTGACGATGCGACTGCGGCCAATCCAGAGGCCGAGCGTATCGAGCTGAACGCCGACAGCGGTATCAATATCGAAAGCGCTTACCAGCCCCCGGGTGGCACCGGTAATATCAATCAGTGGCCGCGTGCTCAGGTCGACGTGATCAAAAAATTTCGGCTTCGTGGCGTGATAGTTGGTGATTAAGTCCGTGTACTTGCTCATGACGTCACCGTTAGAACAATGTTTTCGGGTTTACACGACGCGGATTCGTTGTAGGCGATAATGATGTTTGCCGCCGCGACGCTACCGGCTGATTTGCCAATCAGCAGCTCCTGTATGTCGTAGTAGCGCGCATTGCCGCCACTCACTACGCCGAGGTTCGCCGGAGAATAAATCCTGCTAAGCAGCACATCGTCGCCGATGGTTAGCCCGTTGATGTAATCCGCGACGGCCTGCTGAATCTGTACGCCAATTTGTGACGTGTAGCCGGTGAATGCCTTCAGGGTGATATGTCCATAAATTGGCACATCAGTAGACCGCGAAAAGCTGATCACGTGTGGGTTGCCGTAGGTGTCCGGTACCGTGACAGATATCGTCCCATATGTGGCTGTTCCCTGCCCTTTGTTTCCCCTGATTGTCTGGGCTATCTCGGTAACATCACCTCCATCGACGATGGCGGAAATGGAGTGAGGCGGCAGCCCGTTGCTGTCGGTGGCACCAGTATCATTCTCGTAGAGCTTGTGACGAGTCACGCCTGAAACGTTGGCGATCGCACCGTCGACACCTTCAAACGGTGTGAGTGACGGCAGAGCGACGCTTTGCCCCTGCCTGATGCGCAGTTCTGCGTCGGTTTCAGCCGGTGCGCCTACGGTGGCCGCCGCCGGGTTGGTTACCGATGCCCAGCCCCGGGTCGGCGTGTTGATAGTGGTAATCGTCCCGGCCAGCGCCGCAACCGCTCCGCTGTTTGAACAGGTAGCAGTTACCGTCACGGTACCGCCGACACCGATCGTCACCGAGGCAGGAAGTCGCCAGATCACGTTATTCGTGTCTTTCACGGTACCGTTTCTGATGGATGTCCCGGCGGTACCGGTAAGAACCAGATCCACGGTAGAGTTCGTCGCCCCCCGGTGCGCGATACCGTTAATTTTTACGTTACTCGTCAGCGCTGCACCGTAACCCGTAGCAGGTGAGAAGCAGTTATAAACGGAGATGGCCGTGTTATTGGCATCATGAATAGCCAGAGCCACCAGCGCCACCATCTGGCCGTCTTTGCTGTCTGGCTCCAGATAAGCGTCACTGCCATAAATCTGCTGGAAATAGCTCGTCAGGGTATCGAGTATCGTCTGGTAATCAGGCGCACTGATCCCCTCAGCGGTTACCGTTGCCGATAAGCCGAGTGTGTCCAAATTGAGGGCCATTTATGCCTCGCTGGTTACTGTCGTTGTTCCGTAGATGGTGTCGATTTCAGCGAAAAACTGGACGCGGCGCGTCGTCGTGTTCACTGTCGTATTGAAAGAGAGGATGGATTTAACACCCCGCGTTTCGAGGATGCGCTTACGGATCGCCAGGTTGTAGGTTTCGGGTTTCTGTTTACCTAGCACAGACTGAATCCACGGAGTCCCCTCTGTGGTATCGAGAAACCATTGCCCATACCACAATTCAAATCGCGTTTTCACGGCCTGCGCCACAGCCTCAGGTGAGTTAATCAGCCAAGTGTCATCGCCGCTGCCAAAGGTGTAATCACCATCGGCATCTTCACGTCTGTATCGCATTAATTCACCTCATCAGTATTGCTTCCGCCACGCTGTACCCCTCCGTGAGTGTGCGTATTGTCAATGGATTTACCGTTAGCTTTGACGGTACCGATAAACTCGACTGCGCCAGTAATTTTGGATGCGACGCCTGAGACAACAGAGCCCACCATGCCGCCCATCCATGACAGCAGCCCGTGAATAGTGACTTTCTCCGAGAAGTCAGCCAGCGGGGTAACCACCTCCAGACCGCCAGGCGCCACAATCTTAATTTTCTGCGTAGTAGGGTTGAGCTCAAAGAACGTGCTTCCGTCGTCGCTGCGCAGCTGAGTAGCCCCCGCGCTTATTCCGCTTATTTTCTGCGCCTGAGACTGCGGCCCGACGACACAGAAAGCATCCGATAAATCATGCACCCGGTCGTCGACAGGCTCCTGCACACCGCCGTTCTGCCACCAGAAATCGATGCAGCGATCGGCAAAAATCACCAGGCATTCATCACCGGCTTTAACCGGGAACGTTAGCGTGCAGCCGCCGCCGCGCGGAAATACCACCGGCACATCCACCAGCAGCGGGTAATTTTTGGTAATGCGGTTCCCGTCGTTATTTGTTTCAACCGAACGGATAGCAGGCTGCACAACCGCCGTCACCGCGCCGGGATCGAATGACTGGACGATGCCAGGCAAAGCGACGCGGATCTGGTTCTTTGTGGTTTCCCGCTCGGATTTGAATGTTTCGGCAAGGTCGCCGCTGCGGGTCTGTTCAGATACTGCCATTTCGTAGGCTCCAGAAAGCAAAAAACCCGCCGAGAGGCGGGTTTTGATGTATATGGGCGTAAAGGCTACGAGGCTTTCGCTGATTTAAGCTTCTCCCATCTTTCAAAGTAGATTTCAGCAGCCTCGACCGCATCCTGCCCCATTTCTTTAGAAACGGTTACGTTGGTGAGGTCATAATCAGCTTCATTCCTGGCATCTCGCCATTGACGAAGTACAAAACCTAAAGATTTTAACGTTTGGGGAGAATATGGCTCTGCTTTGCACTCAGATGGCGCGCACATATAACCCACAGTGTTTTTGTGATGATCGTGAGTAAAATGCGGTAAAGCAGTAAGTGAGCCTATAGACTCATGGAGCATGCTGTAATATGCCCTTGAAATAGCGCTTCGAAATCCACTTTCAATATTTTCAGACAGACATAACCGAGCCGTATCAAGAATCTGGTTGCTAGTTACCGGCATGGTAGCTTACCCCCGTATGTAACAGACGCGGAGACGAAAATCTAGCTAACAATGAGCAGTCATCCAGCTTCGATTCAGCACATACTCTATCTGCAAGTTCAAAGTTCATTTTTGCAATAGCTTTAGGCTCAAGATTCTTAACATCAACGATGTAACATCCGCTACCACTAAGCTGAATAAAACCGGTAGCGGCTTTATACTCACTCAACAATGCCCAGATTATTGAGGCCAAAGTCTGGAATTGTTCCTTTGAGCACTGTGTAGTGCTATAGAAATTGTCCATTTCTGCAAGGAGTTCTTCTTTGTGCTTCATAGCATTACTCCTGCCTTCAGATTCAGAAAGAAGCTTTATGTGCTCTTTCATATAAAATTCTAATTGCTCTCGCTCACCGTAACGATACGCCCAGCTATATGCATTATGGCTAAAAATTTTTGTGGGGTACTTTTTCGCCAGTGGAATGCACGCTTCTCTGAGTTCATTATAGCTAAATGTATTCAGAAGAATGTGATGATAGTGCATCGCCAGATTAACATCATTTACTTCAAGGCTAACTCTGAGATAGCGTAACGCACTTTCAACCTTGCCAGTTATGGCATCCAGATATGACAGCGCGATGTTAGTAGCTGGCGTTGGTGAAGCCGAAAGTTCCTCACGAACCCTCTTTTCAGTGAAAGGATCCAAAACTTCCTGTTCCAATAGAAGCGCATTGAATTGCTCTAAATACTCTTGCGCTTTTTCTAATGGTATTCCTGCCGCCATGTGTTCTTTCTCTTGCTGATGGGGTTGTGATTGTGAGCTTTGTACGATATCTCGTCAACCTTAAAAGAAACATCGGAAGATCGAGATCACCCATTATCATAGCAACGAACTGCTATGCGATTAGCTTGTACCTGGCACAGTTTTAGTATTTACCCTGACACTTTCTTACACGGGAAAGATCCGATGATTTTCGGCGCATCCATGCTGTTCTGCAGCAGCTGGACATTCAGGAAAGCTTTTCCGTTACGCTTCACAAACTCAAAGCCGTAATTGTTACCATCACGGGAAGGCATCAGGCCCATGTCCATTTTCATGTTTGAGTAGTCACCATCTTTTCCCAGAAATTTTATCTTCTGTGATGTGACAGTTTCACCGTTAATAACAGTCATTCCGTCACCGGTCATCGTGTAATTGCCGCACTGAATTGCAGCCATCGCCGGAGCAGTAACCATCATAACTAACGCCAAACAGAACCGTTTCATTAAAGCCCTCTTTCCCTCGCTGATGAGGAAACAAGATCCGCCGCGCCACGCGCTTCGCACATCATATCCATGTACCACGCCTGGCCCCTCGTGTCGCCAGTGTACATAATCCCGCGCACAATATAAACGCCATCCGTTGCGATGCTGGCAGGCTGCGCCGTGGTGCCGCTGAGCGTGATATTACCATCCGTGTTCTGGTCGGTGATCTGCCCACCAGCCATCGCGATATCGTTGTTCGACAGCGCGGTGCGGTACACGGAAGCCTGATCCAGCTGAATGAGCCCGTTAACCCGGATGTTCGGGTTAATCAGCGCGCGGACGTTTACGCCGTTGCCGATGGTCTGCTGCGGCATGCCGATAAGCCCAGTGGCGCTGTTGAGCACAATCGCGTCGTGAACATACTCGTTATTCGCCACCATCTGGCGCTGACCGTCCACAAATTGCCATGTTGCGCCACATTGTCCGGCCACGTTATCCATAAGATGCCGTGTCATGCCGAACAGCACCCGACCCCGGGGGAATACGGTAGCTGGCATTTCAGGCGTCAGTCCTTCGGTCGCGCCTTTGGCCTCGAAGTCTTTCATCAGAGCGCGGTTCACGTCCGCGACCGTGTAACCGGCTGCCAGCGTCTGCGAGGTTATGCTGGTGGCAAAAGCCAGATCCGTATCGGCAGCCTGAATCAGGACGTAGGAATCGATGGGGCTGTCTTTTCCTGTGACCGAGTAGCGAATTTCTCCGCTGAAAATCAGCCCGTAGTTGCGGCCATCACTCTGGCCCACATCTGCCGCGTCGACTTCGCGCACGGTCCCGACGTCGCTTGCCGCCACCTCCGGCGCGATACCGTCGTAACCGGCAATCAGCCGCACTTTCGAAAATTCCTGCCCGGTGATGCGGTTTACCGTATCAGCTGACAGGTTATAGATTTTGAACGTTCCCACCCGTGACGCGCTGCTGATGTTGAACCAGTCGATAGTAAAGGTCACTTTAAAATCGCTGAGCTCAATCCCCTGCCCGTTCTCGTCCACGAGCTGCAGCTCGAAATGTCTCATCCAGTTCTGTGACATGCTTACTCCGTTGATACCAGTAAATGACTGCGGCCGCCCAGGTCGGTTTTCGTCGGATAATCCTGTGTGCTGTCGTCACAGACCACCACCAGCTTAAAGCCGAGCCCCATATAGCCGTACTGCGCCAGCAGGTCAGCACCCGTGACGAGAGGAATACCGGAGATTACAGGCTCCCCTCTGTCGTTCTTCAGGTCCATAATCCAGTACAGATCGCGCCATATGATGCTAATCCGCCAGGTGACACCGCCCAGGACGATGCTGAACTGCTGGTTATCCGCTGTCAGCGGTATTTCCTGAATCGCCATTAGCCAAGCCCCAGTAACGCCGCACCACTTTGCAATAAAGAGGTATTTGGCGGCTTTGTGGTTTTGTTGCCAGTATTCAGCACAGCCGACGTACTGGCCCCGTCTTTCATGTTGGTTTTATCCGCAACAGTGATTTGCTGAGTCTGCGAGATGATGACTTCCCTCAGAGTGAGAACGGCAGACAGGACATTTTCGGTCGTCTTGTCGGTTGTCACTTCCAGCGCGCGGATCAGCATGTTGCTGTAAAGGCGTTTGCCGGTCACCACATCGAAAGGAATACGACTCGCCTGCAGGTCGAGTATCTCCTGATATGTCTGCTGCGGGCTCAGGCCGAGTAAGCTGGTAGCCGTCAGGTTACTGGCGAAATCCAGCAACGAACCGCCACCAGCGAAACCGACCTCCATTACCACTTCAGACGGTTTTTTATAGGCATGGTCTGCGATGGCCGCCCCAACCTCAACCGGGTGCTCTGTTATCTCCAGCGTGTCGCTGTGCTTCTCAGAAACAACCACGCTGGGGACAATCACTCCTATTTTCCGGCTCTGCTGCTGAAAGAGCGTAGAGAGAATATCCATTAGCCCACCTTCGTTTGATTGCCGCGCATAACCTGGGCGTTCGCCGACTGCTGCCGGCGCTCGACCTCAGTACCAACAGAACGCGGATCACCTCCACCGTAGATGTAATAATTGTTCTTCTGATCAACCTTTACACCGTTCCCTGGCATGTTGCTTAGCACCTTTGGAATGTAGTTTCGGGTTTCCTGAGGCATAAGGGCCATTCCGTGTTTCTGCACGTTCCCGATCCCCCAGTTGTAAGACGCCAGCGCCTTGCTCAGGTCGCCACCGTTGGCCTGTAGCAGCTGTGAGAGATATTTTGCAGCGGCCCGTGCAGCCTTCTCCGGATCGAAAACATCATTCCCTCGCAGCCCCATGTCACGCGCCGTGCCGTCCATGAACTGAAACAGACCTTTGGCGCCAGCACCTGAAACAGCGAACTGATTTCCACCTGATTCCGTGATGGCCACACTGCGCAGCAAACCTTCCGGAAGCCGATAGAGCTGTTCCAGGTTGGTAAGCATCGGCTGCATCCAACCCAGCAGTTCTGAGCCCGCTTTGGTTGGCTGTGGACGCTTGACTGACTGTCCAAATTGTTCAGGTTCATCATCGCCAAATTTGCTTTTTATCCACCGACCAACATTACGGGGATCGACACCAAATTTATCTCTAATCCAGTCGGCGGCACCGTTGGCACTGTCGGTTACCATAGGCATTGCTGACGGTGAACCGCTTCCCTGATTAAGCAACTGTTTGCCGATGCTGGCAGCATCAGCCCAGCGGCCATCTTTAATGGCGTTGAGCAGGTCGGCGATCATATTCAGCATTTTGCTGAACTCGCCCATCTGGTCGATGAAGTTACTGAAATCCCACTTCAGGGACCATGATTTGGGGTCAATATTGAGCAGTTTCACCAGCGCTTTCGCCAGGTCGTTAACGGTCGCTTTCAGGTCACGAACCATCTTCAGCGCGGCGTCAACTTCAGGTTTCCATTTCCCCCAGTCAATCAGGCTCTGACCGCCTTCCTTCCAGGTCTTGTAATCCTCCCACAGGAGAGCAATACCCGCCGCCAGCGCGGTAATCAGGCCAATCGGCGACATCCAGAACGTACTGTTCAGAATGCGCAGCGCTATCGTCAGCGCGCCAAACAACGAGATCAGCTCCCGCGTCTGCTTGTCCAGCGATTGCCACCAGGTGATAAGGTCTGATGCACCTTCGATAAGCCGGAAGAACAGCCGCCCGATAATATCCCCGAGAGCCAGAATGCCTTTTATGGCTTTCGTCAGGGTCTGCTCAATACGCGGGAAGTTATCGAGGATGTGGCGGCGCAGCGTGTCCAGCGAACCCGCCAGACCACCAGCAAGATTAGAGCCGATTTTGTCACGGGCCATGCCTGCCATCGCGCCGAACTCGCGCAGGGAGGTCATGAATTTGTTGGAGCTTCTGGCCGCCTCGTCAGCATTGAAGCCGATAGCTTTCGCCATTGCGCTGTACTGCCCGGAGAAACCGCCCACACCCCGGCGCATCGCCATAAGGGTATTTTCATCAATACCCAGCATCTGCGCATACTGGTTAGCCCGGTAATACGGCATGCTGCTGAGCTTCTGGCCGACACCCGTAAAAATGGCGGCCATATCGCGCATGTTCCCGCTGGCGTCTCTCGTCTGTACGCCAAGACGGTTCAGAAAACCTTCCGCACCGGGATTGTTACGTACAAACCGGGAGAGGCTTTCCAGTGAGCCGCGTGCTGCGTCCGCGCTGCCGCCCATCTGAGAAACAGCGTAACCAATCGACTGGATACCCTGAACGGTCGCACCAGTACGTTGTGACGCCCAGTAGAGGTTATCCAGACCGGAGGCAATTTTCGCCGTGTAGGCCACCACAGAAAGCGCGGCCCCCTCGACGGCCAGCCCCATTTTGATGGCATTTGCGGTCGTACCTGCAAGGACTGAATCAAATTTAGCCGCGCCTGCCTCGTCGATATCGAAGCCGAGCGATACGAGGAAATCTTTAATAGTCTCAGCGTTCATTATCCTCTCTCCATTTCTCAATACGGCGCTGGTTGTCAGCCTTAACGGCCAGATGGTCATTCATGAGCGCGATATCGCACAGATCGACTGATCCATCCTTCAGCGCGTAATAAGGGATTAACCCGGCATCAACCGAGTCAAGGAGATAAGACAGCCCGTCAGGCAGGCTGTTGAGGGTTAGCCCTGAGGCTGGTCCGCCGTCACGCTGGTAGGGTTCACGGGCAAAAAATTTCCCAGCGAATCGGCGACCACCCGCGCCACCAGCTGGAGCATAGTCAGCAGGTCGATATCGTCAAACATCAACTGCCCGCTGCTAAATACTGGCGTCCATCCGTCCATATGCTTACGTGAAACCACAGACAGACACGGATGAATAATCGCGTTGGTGTCTTCTTCGGTCAGGGAAGACAGTTCCTCAGCGATACGCGGCAGCAAGGTTTCAAACACCGGCTTAAGCGCATCAAACTTAGCGCTGTCGATTTTGCCATCAGCAGGCAAAAGGGAGCGAATGCTCCCGAAATCTGACATCATGCCCGCCAGTACCGGCAGCAGTTTACGGGTCACTTTCAGCTGGTCAAAAACGCTGAGTTTTGCCACGCGGTAATCGTGGCCTTTGATTGAGCATTCCATCTGTTAAAACTCTCCGAGAACCTGGTCGATTTTGCCGCAGTCAAATACCCAGGGCATCGTATTACCGGCTTTAGCGTTGGCGTTATCCGGCTGTTTCTGGAATGCCACGCTACGCGCCGTGATGATGTCTCCGCTCACCTTATTTCGGATCACAATGACGTTGTTTCCCCAGGTACCTGAGGACTGACTCTGAGCGTTATACGCCAGCGACAGCTTTTTGTTTGTCGGCGAGGTCTTCAGCAGATTGACGGTTACCGTGCCGCTTTTATCCGCGTGCAGGCTGTGCATCACTTCGCCGTCAGCACCAATTGTCATGGTGTTTTTAGGACCGCCCATTGCTACGGTGATCCCCTCCTCTGAACTGGCGGAACCATAGCCCAGATCAATCTCTCCGGTCGGGCCGGAGAGGGACGCCGTGACGTCCATAAAAGAATAAGTACCCATTCATGTTCTCCTTAGCGAACGACGTTGATCTGCACATCAGCGAAATGAACCGCCCCCGCCAGCTTACAGGCCACCTGAATAACCGGCGCCTTACGTGCTTCACGGTCTGCCTGAGCCTGCTCGGAAATCGGCTGCGCGTAGACGTAATAGCCTTTTGTCAGCGTGTCGCCGGAATCCAGTTGCCCAATCGGGCCACCATTCCAGACGCCAGCAGCCACCAGCCCGTTTGTAACAGACTGATCCATCGACTGCTCAACATTGGAAAGGAGGCGCGTCACACCTGCATCTGTCTGGGGAACCTTGGTTGTGCTGGTGTAGAGGAGGTTGTACAGGTTGGTCTGAACGTAGTTCTGCAGCCAGTCGAGCCCGTGGCGTTCGTCGAAGAAATCACCGCTGGACATGACGCCCTGCTGCAGGATTGCCGTATCGTTCTGGTAGTACACAAACACGTTGCAGTTCTTGGCATCCAGCGCCGCCGCCTGATTGGTGGTCAGGGTTTCATAGGTGATCCCCGGCTCCTGCTTGAATTTCAGGGTGATGGTGGTGTTGCTGCCGTTGAAATTCACCGTGAACGCGCGACCAAATGCAGACAGTGCGGCGTACTTGCTGCTGGTGGAATACTGCACAAACGTGCGACTGTATTTTGCCGCCTTCAGCTTATAAGCCAAATCGGTAGTGGAGGTCGCGTTTAGCGTCTCAGGCTCTGCCGTGGTAATCGCCAGAATTCGGCTGAGACTGGAGGCCTCGATCGCGGCGGCTACGCTCAGCCAGTCGGCATCGTCGATATCTTCATCGTCAGCCACGGACAGACCGTACCAGTTCGTGTAATTCAGAACTGCGTTCACCGCCTGCAGCAAGGTTTCCGCCGAACCACTTTCAGCCGATACCAGCGTTTTAGCCCAGCGACCGACATACACCTGCTGAGGTTTCGGTAATTGTGAGAAATACACCGTAGCGGCTTCATATTCCGGGCTATCAACGCCGAAATCAGTGCCGATATCTTCCGGGGATGAGTAGAGGCGAATGCGCTCAGAAACCGGGATAACCGTTGAGCTCCCGAGAATGAGCAGCGAACCAAAGTTTCGACCAGTAGCCGCACGCGGCCCAATGATCACGTCGACATTCACGACGTTAGATACAGGTAATCCCTGCGGCATAATTTAGTCTCCGAAAAATGAGACGGGCGCATCTTGCAGCGTCCGGACTTTGTAGGTACGAATGTTTTTGCGGGACAGCGTGATGGTGAGGTCGTAGCGCCTCACCCACTGGTTGTTAATGAGCTCTGGCAGGTTGTAAATAGTCCCGGCTTCCACCAGCGAAAGCCCCGAGCGGTTCAGCTCGGCGTTGTTCTGCTCGACGAATATCCCCGCGCGGAAAGTTGATGCAGTGCTGGCTCCCTGAGGCCCATAGAAGCAGCAAATCACTGTGACCTGCTCCCATATCCATTGCTCGGACTGTTCTTCCGACACCTGAACATCGGACTGGCTTAACGGCTGCGGAACGGTAGTGATACCGAAACCGCACCACGTCACCCCGTTGTTGGTGATCTGCGGCTGCGGGTCAGTCCATCGGGGGAAAACAAGAGCGGCCGGCAAGCCAGAAACACCACGGATCCACCGGCTAATTTCTCGCTCCAGCGCCTCATCATACTGTGGGCTATCCCCGACAGGCGTCAGATACCCGCGTACGGTGCTGTCATTACTCAACTGGCGTCCCTCCGTTAAAATCCACCAGCTCACAATGTGCCTGGACGAATCCGGCACCGTAACTGGTGTACGGGTCGACGAACGTCACGCGATAGTCGCGCCCGTTATAGGTCACGATATCGGCATCAAGTCGCGGGGTGCTGTATGTACCGGGCTGGCCCTGAGTTAATCTGAACTGCGTCACGATGAGGATCGCACCGCTGATGTTCTGGCCTGCCTCCATTCGCCTGGCTTCCAGAGAACGGTCAACCGTCACCACGCCAGAGAATGGGATATCCTGAACGGTGTTTTTCGCAAAATTGTCCTCATCCACCGTCTGAACCTGCCGATGACACACCAGACTAGTGTCCATGAAGTCGGGATCGAGAAGAACATCGCTCACATCGAGAAGAGGCATTATTTTTTCCTCACGACGTAGTTAATTGAGCGCAGCAGGTAACCGTGGGCATACAGCGGCTTGTCGCCGGGAATGCCCTCAGCACGTCTGCGTTCGAGGGTTTTCTCAGAAAGAGGGTGCAGTCGGTCGCCAGCACCGATAACAGCTTTTGCAGCATCACGGGCAATCTGCCCGGCGCTCTCCAGCTCACGCATTGCGGCTTCAGTCTGTCCCTCCATCGCGGCGGTTGCCGCTGCTTTGAGGTGCGCAGTTGTTCGGGATTTTGAGTCCTCGATCCCCATTTCCAGAAAAGGACGCGGGGGAAGCGTGACTGTCGTACCGTCGATTTCCACCGTTGCGCCCGTCGAGTGGAGGTAGCCCAGTTCCGCGTTATTAATCGGGGAGCCATCTTCACGCCCTGCCTTGTCCTCAGGTATTCCCACCAGCACATCCATTCCGGATAGCTGCCGGAGGGATTCCAGAACAGCCACGGCGTTATCAGCGCGAACCGTTACCCCGCTTTTCATAGCAGTTGCCTGCCACCAGCGCCGAACGCAGACCACCACCAGTAGAACTCGCGCCCGTAGGCGGTGCTATTCCAGAAACCGGCATCCGGATTGATTACCCCGGACACGTCATAGCTCACTGAAACCTTATCTACTGATTTAGAGGAAACGACACCTGCCGCGCCGTTGCTGTTCACTCCACCTGCGGCAGCGGCGGCCAGCGTACGGCCGCGCAGCTCCGTATAGTGAGCGGTGAATAGTTCGGCCAAGTAGACGAACTGATCGCCCTGTACGTCCTGATTCAGGAGTGAATCAGCCTGCCCCAGATAGAAATTCACTGAGGGGTCAGGGTAGCGGGTGGTATCGGCGAACTCGGGAAAGTCGGTGCGGAACTGCTCGTTAGTTGGAAGCCTGCTGTTTTTTGGCATTTTTCGCGTCCCCACCGGTGGTATCGGCTTTGTCCGTGGCATCAGCATTACCGGCAGATGCCGCCTGAGCGGCCGCCAGTTGCGCTTTCAGATCCGTAATTTCATTACCCTGATCGGTGATGGTCTTTTCATGCGCCGCCAGTTGCGCTTTTAGGGTGTTATTTTCTTCTGCCAGGAGAACAAGGCTCGCGGTCAGGTCTTCAGTGCTCTGCTCGTTCGCCAGGTCGGACTCATCAATCGGGCGCGCATAGGCTTTAAAGGCCCAGTGGTCTTTGACTTCTTTCGGGAAAGATGAACTGTCGTGGATGCCCTGAGACAACTCGAATTTAGAACCGTCAGCAAAGCTGAGAGTAGCGCCACCGGAAACAACGTATTTCATGTTTATGCTCCACAAAAAAGGCGGGTTTCCCCGCCTGTTTCAGGTTAAGACGCCGGAACGTCCAGGTAAGAGATCGTATTGGAATACGGGGTTTCCACTTGGCCCAGCTTGCCGTAGTAAGTGGTCAACTGCTGCAGGCCGCGATACTCCAGCGGAGTGTTCAGCAGAGGAACCATCGGGAAGCGAACGTATTTTTCGTCCTGGGTGTAAGCAACGATACGATGCGCGCCACCAGCGCCACGCTTGGAGGCCCACTTCATGGAGACGATTTCCAGTGGTGTCCCATTTTCCTGGAACGCGATGGTGTTAATCTTCACGTATTCCAGTACAGAGATATTCCCCGCAGAGGAAACCTTTTTGCTCGCCAGCAAGCCGAACAACTCCGGCGCCAGACCGATTTTCGCCGGGCAGACCGCATAACCAGAACGAACCCAGCCATCAGACAGCACAAGGTTGATATCCTGAACAATGACATCAGGATCGGTGGTGGCGGTCCACGCTGCAGCTGCAGCAACCGGGGTAACATCCGGCAGGTTCAGCAGGCCACGAACGCCCAGTTCGGTATCACCGATGTAAACCTGTTCGTCGGTATCCATTGCCCACTTCAGCTTCATGCCTTCGTATTTCTGGACATCAACAGGACGGCCCAGTTTTTGCGCGGAGGCCAGCTCCAGCACCGTCCATCCGATTTCCTGTCCCCAAGGGGTAAGGTTGTTACGGGTCGGCTGAATATCGAGTTCAATACCAGGAACGGCGGTGGATTTCTTACCAATCCAGTTTTTACCGTTAGGGTTAGGACCACCAACGCCGACGAAATCGGTGTTCGTGAAAGATGACACTTCATCAGCGATAGAAATATCGCTACGCAGTGGCATGTCGCGGGACCACTTAACGGAGGTCAGCGGCATGTTCAGCGTCTGATCCATGCGCTCCAGTTCGCCGACGAGAAACGCGCCGGTGGAGTCGATGGTCGCTCTGTCAATTGTAAACATTAATTATTCCCTCAGATGTTATAAGCGATTTCAATACGGCCGTCGGCTTCACCCGGCCCCATGACCTCTGCATTTGGCAGCTGAGGTGTATTTGATGCGGTAGAGTCCGGAGACAGCACAAAGGAGCCAACCGGGCTTTGAGTGGTGCCACCAGCCACGCGAACGTAAACCGGATCGCCTTTTTTCGCGGTCGCCGCATTGCCTGCGGTAGCAGTTACGCAGATGTAACCACGTTTCAGGTTGTCACCAACCTGATTAGCCGTCACACCGATGTAAGCAAGGTCCAGAGCAGAGGTAATCGGGAACGGTCGAACCAGAATCCCTTTCACTTTGCTGATGGTGTCGCCAGATTCCAGCGGAACGAATTTATCGTTCACGTATTTACCAACCAGCCCGTAGGACGCGAACTGCTTCGTGTGATCCAGGCTAACCGGCTCGATGGTGAGATCACGAGGACGGGTAACGCCCCCGGCAATGCCCAGGGGCATGCGCGTTAAATATGCAGTACCTGCCATGATGATTTACCTTATTTGTTTTTTGCCCAGAATTCGGCGTTGACCTTGTTCAGTTCTGCCGGGGAAAGGTGCTTAGTGCTGATTCCGCTGTCCGTGGTGCGGGTAATGTTGTTCAGCGGGGTCAGCTGATTTTTCGCCTTATGCAGCGCCACAGCGGCAGTAAACACCGCGTCGACCGTGGCCTTTGGCGCTTTGTAGAAATCATCCACGCCGAACGATTTCAGGCTGTCGCCGGTGCGCATTGCGTGATTCAGCACCTGACGTTTAAGGCTCTTATCGCTGGCAGGCTGGAAGCCAGGACAGATAATTTCCGCATCGGCGATCAGGTTGCGCTTAAAGGCTGCATCACCCGTCACTTTGCGGTTTTCTTCTTCGTCTTCGTCGGTGGTCATGTTGCCCAGGTCCGGATCGCCATCGGTGGTTTTACCCTCCAGCTTTTCCAGACGAACCAGCAACGCTTTCGCCCAGTCAGGAATTTCTTCATCACCAGTTTTCTCTTTATTCGGATCGCCTTCGTCCGTAGTGGAGCGATTCGCCTCAGGGAGCGCGGTAGACTGCGCTGGAGCATTCATGTTGATAGTTACACCGGGGATTGAAGCCATGCCATCAGACGGCATATCCGGCGCTTCATCGATGAGTTTTGCCAGTGCATCCTCATCTTTCGTCTTAATGGCCTGAGCCAGTTTTTTAAGCCATGACATTACAGGCTTCTCCTTTGTTGTTGATGGGATGGAATCCCCGATTGCACAGCGGCCACCAGCACGCCCCCGGTCAATACCGACAGCGAGGTGGTTACCTGTGATTTGGTATTGCTTGCCCTTGCCGGGTGCCAGTTGCTTGTACTGCGCGTCATAGCCGCAACTGACATCGGTCAGGCCAGAATTCACCGCGTCGATTGCTTCCTGCCGTTTAATCAGCACGTCAGCAATGAGCAGATCCGATTTATCGCCGGTGCCGCGTCGGACGTTCTGAATGTGTCCGTGCGCCAGCTCAGCAAAGTTAGATGGGTTAACGAATACGATGTTGCCCAGACTATCCTCTGGATGCCCCAGCGTGACGGCCACGCCCTCAAAGCTCGCCATCGTTTCCGGGGAAAACACCTCATCTTCCGTTCGCCAGACCGTCACTGTGCCGCTGGCGTCAGGCTCGAGGTCGATTTCTTCGGGTAAGTAGACCTGCGTTCCTGTACGCGCGATCGGTACGTCTTTACACAGCAGTGAGCCGTCTGCCTGCAGATAACGCGTTTCTCCCAGGCGTGTAGTGAAGAAATATTTCATGGGTTACCTGCTCGATTACGGGCAACAAAAAGGCCGCTCAGTGGCGACCTTGTGAGATGGGAAAAATGTTCAAAATAACGGGCTATTTAACATAAGAGTTCTTACCCGCACCGACGAAAATGGACTCGATTAAAATGTCCCCTTAAAGCCGCAAAAGTAGCGATTAACTGGGCTGAAAATCGACCTTTTCGAACACAACATTTTCATAACATTTCGCGGGTATTGCAGTTCGCATGAAATGAATGCTCAAAGCCGTATTTTTCATTTTCTCGGTGCAGGAATCTGTACTTCAGGCCAGCATTTGCAGTTCGGCAAACATCCGGCGTGTCCGGTCATACCGTCCAGCGTCGGCGGGTTATCCCAGCGCACAAATTTATCTTTCATCTTGCGGTGAGAATCGCGCGTTCCTGCCCCCTCGATACGCCACCAGTAGCCCTCTGATCCAACCGAAAGGGCTCTGGCCTGCGTCAGCGCGCCGGTAGCTCGTCCAATCTCTGTACGGGCAATCAGCTGCGCCCTGCTGGCGGCCACGTCACCGGAGGCCATGATCATCTCGTAGAGCTCGTCCGGACGTTCACCAGTGATAACCGCCTGCATTGCGCGCTGTTGTATGTCCATCACGCGATCGGCAGCTTCCAGCGGCAGGGACTTCATCAGCTGAATCTGGCGGTACACGATATCCTGCGCCACCTGCCCGACGGGGGTATTACCCACCACATCGCGCAGGCCAGCGCCGATTTCCTCTGATACCGATTTCCACTGATTCCATTCCTCCTGCTCGACCTGGGCAAACATCCTTCGCCCGACCTGCTCTGCCCAGTCGCTGATTACCTCGGAATAGTCCACCAGCGTTTTCGAAATGCTGTCAGCGCTGGTCGGTGAACCATCGTAGGTACCATCGACGATCTGCCCTATCTGGTTTGCTATCGCCAACAGGCTTTTTCGATACTGGATCTCCGAACGGCGGCGGAGGGATGGTTTCAGGTTCATCCTCCTCCCACTGGGCCTTCGCATCTTCTATGTCCTCGTCAGTGATAGAACCACCGATGCCAATCACATCAGAAATGTTCCTGAGGTCGTTAAGCGCTGCTGCAGGTGGCATCCCAAGGTCACGAACGGCGGTACCAAGTGCAGTAACCACATTGTTCGCCATCGTTGCACGGTCCACGTCTGACATCTCCCAGAGCTTGTTAAACTCGAAAGTAAAATCGTCAGGCAGTGGTTCACCGAATAGAGAGCGCCAGGAGATATCGAGCAGCCAACGGATATGTCGGCGTAAGCGTCTCTCCTGCAGCGAGTTAACCCGGCTGTAGTAGTTTTCCAGATCGCCGTCGCCAGTGTTGAAACCTGCAGGTGACTGCCCGAACAGACGAACGAGAGGAATACCCGTCGCGCCGGAAACCTGCTCAGCAAAGCGCAGAAGGACATCAGCGATACCCGCGAACGTGTAGCTGTGCGTTTCGAACTTGTCCGCAGCGTCCATGATGGTCATACCTTCGATGGTCTGAAACTGTCGGATCATGTCCATGTGCTTCATCAGCGCTTTTTCGAGGTCGCCGCCTGCAGCAAGTATTTTTCGAAGTTCAGCAATGCTGTATGTCCGCAGATGCGCTTTGTGGATCAACTGTGTGGTGCCAACCGTCGCAGTGTCGAACGCCTCGATACGCTCGAAAATACGCTCCACAACAGACATCCCCCAGCCGTTTTCCGTCTGGGCCTGCTGGAAAGGTAGCGTATCGCCCTCCATGCGGATAACGCGGCTATGGTGGATCTTCCAGGGGGGAATCCCCTGCTGGTTCGTGATTACCTTGTAATATTTCGGTTTCCCAAAATCGGGACCGTAATCGGTAACGAGATCGTAATAACTCGGGTTAACCATCCAGCGGTCAAGGCTCATCACGCCCTTAAACTGCCCCTCTTTGATACGATCCAGTTTTAGCGGGGAGGACATATCCTGCCCTTCAAGCAGAACCACCAGCACCGCGCCACCGTACAATCGTGACCATTTGAGGTTATCGTTAAGCCCATCCCATATAGCGAGCTCATCCCAGAAGGTTTCGAGCTTGCCCTTTTGGCCGGGTTTCAGCTTTGAGCTGATGTTAATGCCCTTGCGGGTCATATCATCGGCCATAGCATCCACACCGGCCCCCACGAGGAACGATGAACGATACGCAAACTCCAGCATCACCCTGTTACGGCTGATGTACCCGGGCATGTACATTCCGCCCGTCTGTATGTTTCTGGTGTCGCTACCAAGTTTGGCCGTGAAATTGTTGTACCCGTCAGCTGTCGCAACGGGCTTTTGTGCGCCGTTCTGGCGTTTCTTACGGGACATGTCACGCTCCGGCCAGTTTGGCCCAGTTATCAAGAGAGGAATCCATCGGCGCGTAGTTAATCATCACGGCGTCGGCGAGGTTCGGAGATTTTGTACCTTCCGGCTGTTTATCCACGAGGATTTTACCCACGGCGTTTTTCGACCACGTAGGCTGTGAAAGCTCCATCAGCAGGCGGTCAATATTTTCTATCTCGCTGCTTATCGAAATGATTTCGTCGGGGTTGTATTCCATCCCGTTCAGCGCACGGAAGGTGTTACGAAACAGCTTGCGAAGATGCCACCAGCTCTGTGCTTTTGCGTTCGCGAAGAAGTCTTTATTCAGGCGCGCCGCTTTACCGTTATCACCAGGAACGGCTTCATCTTCCGGATCGAATACGCTACCGCTACCACGGAAAGGCGTAGCTGTGATTGTTCCCCGGCCTTCAGCCTGCCTGAGCTCGTTTATCACGCGAGCATCGCCACGCGCACCGGCGCCCAGACCGTCCTCATCGAAACGGAACTCATCCAGACCGTAATCGTCACAGTACCCAAACGATTTAACGACAGAAGCGTAGATGTCGCTGCCAATGCCAGACCATTCGTGAACGTTCTGCAGAAGGAAGCCATAGCGGCAAGAAAAGCCGTTTTTGTCTTTCCCTTCGTCTGCAATATCCATTGCGCCGAGGCGCTGGCCGCTGGGCTGAATACCCAGTTTGATATGCGCGTCGACGGCAGCCTGTACCCATTCAGAAGGAATTAGAATCCCCTCTGTGGATGCGCTGTAGTTCAGGTCCAGTTCCTGAGCAACGATAATCGGATCATCAATTTTCAGACATTCGTTGCGGTACCACTCATCATCCTTGCGCGGGTCGCTGCGCCAGTGGAACGTAAACACCGGGATATTTCCGCTGTGCCGCTTACGGGCAAACGGGTTATTCATGCCGTTGACGGATGAGAGGTCTATACGGCAGCGGGTCGTCTGAGAGAGCGCAGCATCGATGAGTAATGGCCGTTTGAGGAATGCCGACTCATCCACGAAATAAAGCGTGGTACGGTCACCACGGCCAATGTTATCGCCTGCCTCACCCTTAATGACCGCGCCCGTTTCCGGAAACTCCACGCGCATGTAAGGAGCGTGTTTTTTGTCATTCCATGAACCGCGAAACTCTACCGGCAGCAGCTCGACAAACTTACGCGCTTTCCAGAACAGTGCTTTCGGGTCGCCGGTACTGTCGACATATTCCTCTTTACGGGAACCAAACCCGATCACCATTTCTTTATTGAACAGGCAAAGCGAACAGGCCAGACCGATAGAGGTCCAGCTCAGCCCCATTTCGCGGCTTTTTTCTGTCAGTCCATGCTCAAGACTGGCGCGCCTGTCCATGATCCAGTTAATCCATTCCTCCTGGCGGGGGAACAGCAAAAACGGGATGGTGGCAGGCAGGCCATAATCGAGGTTACGCGGGTCCGTCGTCATGCCCCAGTCGATGATGAACTGGGCCGGGTTAGTGCGGTAAAACTCACGGAGTGCCGGAAGCATTTCAGGCGCTTTCCTGATCCGCTCCAGCCTCTCCATTCTCCACTCAAACACGGCGGTATAGTCCGGTTTGCGGAAGTCAAAGGGGAACGGAATCGGCACAGATAAATTCCTCAAAAACGCCCCGATTTAACATAATGGTCGTTACCCGCACTGGCGCAACAGCACCCATCACGCAAACGGCGTGAAGCCTCTGTTTTGAACAGAAAAGTGGTCAAATCGGGATGAATAAAACGTGCATAAAACGGGTCAAAAAGTGCATAGCGTTTTTACGGTTCGAAACGCCTGTTTTTGCATTTTTCAGCCCATGTATTTTTTGTAGATATCTGCCGCTTCCTGCGGGGTCAGGTTCGCCGCGTCGGCTTTGGCAGCCTCGTCCATATTGGTGAACGATTCGAAAATTTTCGGTGCTCCCAGCTCCATAAGCAGAGTAGGCGGAACCTTAATCCCCTCAGCCTCAAGTAGCTGCGCCGCCTCCAGCGCGGAGTATTTCCCGGCCACCTTGTGTTTCATCACCTCGCGAAGCACATCACGCTGACGTTCTTCCTCGCTATAGACGCTGGTACCAAGACCGAGCACTTTTGAAAAAACAGCAATATCGTTGTGCGTGGGCAGCACATCTTCAATCGTGGTTTTCACACCATCCGGCGATGTGGTGACAACCTTCCGTTTACGAACGTCCAGGCTCTTACCGGCGACGCGGTTTATTTTCTCTCTGAGAGCTTCGCGAGCCTCAGTGAAAGCGCGCTCAAACTCGATATTCTCTTTACGCCAGCGACGGATCGTCGTCTCGTCCACACCTAAGCGCTGAGCAACCATCCGATTGCTGATTTTGCTACGGGCTAATGCCATGTCCATAACGATACCGACGTAGGCTTTTCTGAAGCTTTTTTTAGGAGCCATACTTCCGCCTAAGTCAATGTGATTATTTTTTGTTCAAAATCCAATTTTGCCGATCCGGGTGCGGCGTATCACGCGGCAAATTCTGGCTTGCAGACCGCGTCCTCTCTGGTGCCAAGTGCGGCATATCAGAGGGGGTAAAAATGCGGCATATCCTTTTTTTCGGGAAAACTGCGATTTGATGCCCGGAGGCCGCGCAGAATGGGGAGATAGTGGATCGCCCTAATATTTCCACTATGTGGATAACTCAGTCTAAATCCATCTCCACTACTTCCCCGAACAGGTGTCCGTAAACGTCCATCGTAGTTTTGATGTTCGAATGTCCAATAAGTCGGGAAACCTTCAGAATATCGACGCCTTTATTTGCCAGGCGAGATACAGCAAAGTGGCGAAGATGATGGAATCGCTTTATGCCATAGTCGTTCAGGGTTCTGACGAGAACACCCTGAGTGCCATAGCTGGTAGCGAGGCATGCGCCGGTAAACTGATTGCAGATAAGAGGCTCGGAGGAACCAAGCTTACTTTTATCCAGCAACGCGAAAAGCTCACGCGGCATCCGTACCCGGCGCTCCACACCTCTTTTCAGCCCCTCATGTATCACGCCGTCAACTACATGCCCCCGGATGTCGATCCAGTCGGCTGACACGTCGTTATAAGTAACCGCCAGAGCCTCACCGATGCGCAGGCCACAAATCCCGAGCCAGCACGCGATACGCTCTCGAACTGGTGCGTTATTCAGTAGCTCTCTGACCGATGATGATGGCGGTATGGTGATGGGTCGACGCTTCCGGCGCGCGGGACGGTCAACAGGGTTAAAAGTGATGAGCCGCTTTTCCACCAGCAGGAAGAAAGCCGAACGAATCCAGCGATGGCAGCCAGGGCGAACCGAATCAACGATATCCCGATGGCTGATATGAAGAATATTTTTTTCCAGTATCGGCCCGTCTACTGCGAGAAGATCGTGACGGCATTTCGTATATGACGACAGCCGTATGATATTTTTTTCCAGCTTGCCGGCCTGATAGCCCAGATAAAACAGAATTAACTTTCGGAAAGTCCAAGAATGGTCTATTCCGGTCCAGCTGGCAGTTCGACAATCCAGCTCGATATTCTGTTTTTGCCAGAAAAGATGTGCGGCATCATCAATATTCTTAAAAATGCGGCGGCGCCCATGACCGGATTTTTCATCCTTCCAGTGGACGTAATATTTTGATTGTCCATTGGCATCAGTGGATTCTTTTATCGAAGCCATACTGAACAATCCTCACTCAAAAAACATTACAAAAGCCACTCAGTGAATGCCTTTTGCAATGCACGTAAAAAAGGCCGCGAAAGCGACCTTTTGAATTTATTAATCAGTGTTGCCAACAGTGTAAATAATGGTGCTACGAATAGCTCCCTCATCATCACGCCATTGGGATTCTGATACTTTCAGCAGAACCCATCCCTGAGCGAGCAGCCTGTTGACTTTCGCGCTATCCTCGATCTGATTGACTTCTTTTACTTTAGTGATATCAAATTGTTGGTCGGACATGAAACCTCCTTGCTGAGTGAGGCTTCATGATAAACGAATGAAGATAGAAATACTTCACTGTACTTTTCTATCAATAACCCCATAAAGGGATACGTATTCATTTATCCGTATCGGGGGATAGTGTTATTGTCGGTCCTGCTCGATTTGACGGATGCCCGCCAGCTGGTTATTCGCTTTTTCGATAGCGGCCAGCAGCGGCTTGATCCAGAGAACAGCCTGGCAATACGTCAGCGAGCTGGTGGTAATGGTGCCATCACCGGCTGCGTCAGCGTTCCCGGAATCGGTGTGCATTGCGCTGGCACGTAAATCGTTCGCGTAGCTGAACAGCCCACCAGCGACATCAGCAGGAACAGGCAGATCGCAGGTTTTTTCACGGTGGAGGATCTCCCGGTATTCGATAACAGTTTTATCGGATCTGGCATCAATAAGTGAGTTAAGTCGGCTGGCGTTTTCGGCTACCTGGTTAAACCGGTTGAAGTTGAAAGCCTGTGCAGTGATGATCTCTCCCTGCAGGTTGTTGTCGCTGCGCAGAACGGCATTATCACTCTTCAGCGTAGCGACGTCAGATCGGCTATTTGCCAGCAGAACACACAGCACGGCAACAACGATAACTATCGCCATCAGTGTCAGCGGCTTCCAGTATCTTTCAAGAATGCCCATCATGACAGGAACACATCACGCTCAGCCTTGCGGCGATTCGTGAGCCCCGGCATAACCTTCCCTCCTGCCTTGTTCCATCGTAGGAACTCATCAGCAGCCCCTTTGATATCGCCAGCATTAAGCTTTTTAAGGAGAGTTGAAGTTGAAAGAGCGCGCGAGCCAACGTTGTAAGCGAACGATACCAGCGCATCAAACTGGCCTTGCGTCAGTTTCACCCTGACTAACTTCAGCACGTCGTTTTCATAACTCACCAGCCCTATTTTTAGCAGACGATCAGCAGTGGCCTGGTCAATCGTCATTCCCGGCCTTACGGGCTTGCCGTCTACCGGATGAGTCCAGCCATAGCCAATCGTCCACGGCGCACCACCTGTCCCTGGGTCTGGATAGGCAGTCAATCGACAACCTTCGAATTTTTTTATCAGTGCAATGCCTTCAGGACTGGTTTGCATCGTTAACCCCCACCTTTTTGGCTGCGAATTTTTTAATCAGATTGCCGATCGAATCGGTGCCGATGTATCCAATAAAGACGCTGGCTATGTAAGCGAGGTTGCTGCTAAGTCCGATAAAGTCCAGAAGGTCGCGAACGAACCAGGCAATCATCGCACACATCAGTGCGTCAATTAGCGTTTTTGTTACCGCACCGCCGTTATAGCGACCGCGCAGGTACGCCATGATGAAAGCCAGCATTGCGCCAATACCCTGCTCCTTGGCGGCAAGTAGCGCAGCGATGAAATCTTGTTTATATGGCATTTTCATAGGCCTCACCTCCGATAGTTCGGATGGCGCTGTGTGTGATGGAATGGGAAATTTAATTCAGAGGAAATAGTCGATGTAAGGAGTTCACATCAAATCGCGTAAAGCCTCATTGAGGTCGATACGCCGAAAACACTTAAGCGCTGTCTGGCGGCTACTGTTGATGATATTAACCTTACCGGTCAGTGCCCTAGCGGTATTGGCAAACTCCCCGCGCCATCGCGTAACACTCTCTGCTGTTGGGTTATCCAGCCCGACGTGATCACCATGCCAGTGACTGCCCCCGGTAATGGAGCAGTCAAAACCTAAAAGAATGATGTTTTTCGCACCCTGGCTGGCCGCAAACAGAATAGAGCGCTGTCCGGAGTTGAAAGCCCACCTAGTATCTGTATCAAACAGATTTAGCCCATAGCGTTTATGAGCCCGGTAATTGCAGGTCCAGCAAGAAACGGAGGACGGCAGAACGTCGATATTTGCATCCCACCAGCGAAGATCACCCGCGTAAACGTATTCACAATTAGGTACGGCTCGCCAAGTGGAGTTAACAGCAATAACCGGCAACCCCGATCCTGAGATCAGTTCGCAATCTGATTTATTGAGAGACGGGCCGGATGCACAAATGATGAATGTATTCATTCGTGTTGACCTGGTTCGGGAGTAATTGGTTACGGTTGCCGATGCTTATCTTCGGCTTGTCTCTGAGGACTGCAATTAACCGTAACGGAGAGAGCACTAAACCTACTGTGACGGGTTATCGTCACTCTTTCCCCCGAAGGGTGGCCCTCGACGCAAAACGCCCATAAGCCCAATGCTCTTTCCTGTTACGAAAAAAGCCCGCTTAAGCGAGCTTTTAGAATACATTCCCTATGGTTAGTCCCATAGTTTTACTGATTCATCTGCTTTCGTTTTTTTGCCAAGAGGCTCATTTTCAATCTTTAAAACAATTGACTGTTTTACCATCTCACTGAAAGCATTTAAATCATCAGAGCTATCAATAGTTACAGAGACGTTATTATTCTGATTGTCTGCCAACAGGACATAGACTAATTTACCATCCATTACATGCACGTTAATTCGCGTAGCCATTGGCCGAGGTATCGGAGGTTCATCATCAATCACTGTATACAATTCAAAGGTCGCGCCATTGACTTTATCGATGGTGAGCTCATCAAATGAATTAGCCCAATGACCGTTGCCATCTAATACATATACATAAGGATGATGTGTATAGCCCTCTGTTTGGAACGACTCAGCGGGTAATTCCAATGAATTAATATAAACTTCTATAAAGTTATTTATAGATGTACGTATTAATTCATTATACTGATGCCTGTTATCTTTTAGCTCTGCCCTTTTATTTTTAAAATCTTTAAACGTAATCATACTATTTCTCTTTTCAAATTTCCTCGATAACAGTATGCCACGATAAATCGTCACGAAAAGGTTGGCAGCTTTATTATGTGCAGTGCAACCAACAAAAAACCCGCTCGAAGGCGGGTTTGATTTCGTGCAGGCGCAATAACCTACGATTTGAAGCATACACGACAAATTCGGACAAAATCAAGCTTAAAGTATCTAATATGCTAAATTTTGTTCACATCATCACAAAAACTCGTTGCATCCTGAAACGCTGAATCTGCTTTTTGTTCTTCCCTGTGGCAGACATCAACAAGCAACTCCAGAAACGGTTTCCAGTTTCGGGTCCAAGTTCTGACGTGCAGATCCGGGACTCGCTTCAGTATCGCTTTAAAGGCTGCAGTAGACGGCACGGTAGAAAATCCATTTCCGCTGCAGCGTTCGCAGGTTTTAAACACCAGCACGCCACGCTCGCTTGTGGCTTTACGGTCGAGCACCTCGCCTTTACCGCCGCAACGGCATCGGGCCAGCAGCTCACCCTTGCCGTTACATGCCGCGCATCTACGCTTGACCAGTTCATGCCTGATTTTCGGAGGTACGATTTCCATGCCGTCAGAGTTGAAGACTCCAGGGTGTTTGATCACATCCTCATAATGAGAGGTTAATCCGCTGCCGCTGCAACTGTGACACGTCACACTGGTTTCCGCTGAGCGGGAGTATTCAGCAAAAGCAAATTGTGCGAGCACCAACATACACCAGCCAAACTCGCCTGCAGCTGCCTTACGTACATTCCTGGGTGCCGACTCCATTGCATGGCGCGCCAGCGCCTGAACTGCGAGCTGCTCATCGCTTTTGCTGATCCCGGTCTTACCAAAGAAGGCTGCCAGACCAAACCGCGCGCGGCTGCTGGTGGTACCAATGGCCGCCATAACATCGGTGCCGGTGAGACGATCCGGAGAGGTTCCTTTAACTTCGTCGCTGATATGCATTCCCTGAGGGCTGAAATGTTTGAGTGATGCTTCCAACTTCATTGTTCGCACTCCCCAACCAGATTAATGATAATGGCGTTTGTAACCTCGCCTAGGTCATTGAGTCTCTCGTTCTCCAGCACCCACCGGCAAACGTCCATTGCTTCTGTGCGTGTGACTGGTTTGATTGTTGTCATCAATTTTTCCAGAAAATGCTCGCGGTCATAGACTGAATTATGATGCTCGGAGTAACCGAATTCATAACCGAGTTCTTTGCCTGCGGCATTGCGTACGCTATAAAGCCAGTCCCAGTAAACAAATTCGCGAACAACATCAGAGAGAGTATGGGGCTCTGGCAAAACATCACGATAACCATCAACATAATCACGACGCTGCTCGTCAATTTCAAACATACGACCGCCGCCAATATGGCCGGCTTCGAGTTCCTCTGGAGTCCATCCCCAGTCATAATCATCGATGAATTTCGCAGAGGACTTAATAATTCGCTCGGCCTCTACGTCCTCCATCGCTGCCTCATAGCTGCCGAACGTAGCGCGCACATCAGCAGCTTTCTTGATGTTCTTACGCGCATTTTCAATAGCCCGGGCCGGGTTATCCATGCCGATAGTACCGAAAGCTACCTGGAAAGGATCGCCGCCATTCGCCAGCAGATAACGGGAATACCGTTGCTCGGCCTCTTTTGGAGAGATTTTAATTTTCCCCAGCGCGGCTTCGGCTGCGTCCAAATGTGCGGGTTCGTTCAGGCGGATAACCTCCAGCACCCAAAGATAAGCGTCAGTCTGCTTATGCCCGGTGATTCTCCGTTGCTCGGGCAGAGGCTTGATGTTTGCGAGGGCGGAGCTGTGCGCTGCCGTCGGGATGGTGAATAGTGCTTTATGTTCGTTGTTATCAGTACGCATTACGCAGCCGCCTTTTTCTTATGGAAAACCAGCTCACGAACCTGATCACCGTTCATGAGCATATTGTTGAAATCATCGTGATCGGGCCAGTACACGCTCACTCGCTGTAGGTCATTCTTTGCCAGCAGATTGGCATGAGCGCATTCATAGGCCGCAGCCAACCCGGTAGCGCTGTTCTCGTCACGGTCAGCAAAAATAATGAGGTGCTTAACGCCAGCCGGAACGCGGAATTTCTTCATGAAGTTGGCCGTCATGGTTGCCCAGGTATTTACGTTATAAATCTGGTGCGCAGACAGAGCCGTTTCGATGCCTTCGGCGATACCAAGTGTGCTGGCCACCGGGAACATCCTGATCGCCACTGAACGGGCGTGATCAAGATAGTTATCTTCCTGCAGGGATTTTTGTCGCTTTGCACTGGTGCCGATATCTGCCTTTTTTGCGCCATCGAGTAATGTCTGGTGCAGATAGCACAGTTCTCCTTTATCGTCGGTGGCGAGGGAATAAAGCGACTGATACACCCTCCCTGCATGGCGCTGCTTATCGTTGAAGCGGATCGCTTCAAGCGGCAGACTGAAAATGCCGCGCGCGTTGAGATACGCAGCACCAGAAGTGCCACGCAACGGCTGCAGCTTCGCGAACTTATTCAGAACCTTTGTACGCAGGCTGGTAGCACTGCTGCTGACCGGGATTTTTACACGCTGAAAATCATTACCGATCAGGTGGTCTATTTCCCTGCAAACCTCATTAAATGGCTTCCCCTGCGTCAGTGTGACAAGCTTCATACCGTCACCGCTGCCGCAGGTACAAATCCACGTCCCCCGACCGTCGCGGTCGTCAATACGTAGCTTGCCGCGCGCTCCACATACCGGACATTCGCCTTTAAAGTGGTTTTTACCAGTGATCGGCGGAAGGCCGAAGTGCTCAAAGATGGTAGGCCAATGCCCAATTGCTGCTTCTGCCGTCTTCATGCTCGTTTTCCTAACTGCTGTTTGATATCGCTAATCACTTTCTGTGCTTGCCGAATGGAGGATGGCGCAGGTGCACCAGATGCCGCCTGCATACGTTTGGCCTTCTCCTGACCTTTCGCATAAGCGATCAATTTGTGCCGGATGAAATTCGAAACAGTCGGTGTGATCTCCATCGGGAAATCGCTCAGCCCGTTAGGCCACTCGTCAAAACGATCGCGAAAAGTGTTTGCGCACCAGCCATCACTAACGGGCTTTTTCCCCTGCGATACGCGCTGGCGCTGATAGAATTTGATCTGACTCCACCAGGCCTGTTTCTCTGCCTTCGTGGGCTGATGCTGGTCTTTACCCAGCTTTTTGAGTTTGCGTCCGGTGTCAGTATCGACGTCCTCACCGCCCAACGGCTTATGTCCGCATTTCGGGCATACGTACACACCAGCGGGTTTCATGTAGTGGCATTGAGAACATTCATGGGGGAGTTTTTCGGCCCGTTCCTCAGCTGCGCGGCGCGCGCTTTCCTCCATGCCGTCAGACTTCCCTGGAAGATCGTCATACTCGATAGAATCCGGATAACCAAGGCGGTGCACAGTACCGCTGTGATCGAATATGAGGCAGGACTCTTTACCCGGTGCGGTGCGCAGGCCACGCCCGAGCGCCTGCAGCCAGCGAATTTCGCTTTTTGTTGGTCTGGCGTAGATGATGCAGCGAACGTCACTATCGAAGCCGGCCACCAGAACGCCCACACTAACGATGATTTTTGTGGCGCCAGTCTCGAACCGGTGGATCATTACCTGGCGTTCTTCAACTGGTGTGTCTGCCGTCATCACCTCAGCGTTTACGCCCGCTAGGTTAAACTGGATTGTCAGGTAATTGGCGTGGGCTACGTTGACGCAGAAAGCGATGGTAGGCAGATCCCGGCCATTCTCCAGCCAGTTCTGTACGATGTCTCCCACCAGCGTAGAGCCGCACATAATTTCAGCCAGCTGCGTTTCGTTGTAATCGCTGCCGTACTCAAGCGATGCTTTGGTTTTTACTCCTTTCAGATCCGGCTTAGTTGGCGCGTAAAATTCGTATTTACTCAGATCGCCGCGATGGATTAACTCGCCGATGGTGGTCGGCTTAATCAGTCGGTCATAGTATTTGCCAAGGAACGGTGAAAACGGTGTACCCGACAGGCCAATCACCTTTACGCCTTTGCCGCGCAGACGTTCGATATCCTTCAGGATGCGTTTTTTACGCAGGTGTGCTTCGTCGATAATCAGCAGATCAATATTTTCAGGAAAAACACGACGAATAAGCGTGTCGGCGCTGGCAATCTGAATTTTACGGGCTGGATCGTAGTTCGGGTGATCCGCCCAGATATAACCGATTTCATCCCCCGGTAACCCATACTCCACGAACCGATTAGCCGTCTGACCGATCAGGATGGTGTACGGTGCACAGAACAGGACTCGCATACCACGGCTGACAAACCCGGCAACGATGAAGGCGGCCAAACCCGTTTTACCGCTACCGGTTGGCGAGTACACCATGAAGGTGTCGTTTGCCTTCCAGTCACGGCGCAACATGTTTAGCGCTCGTTCCTGTGCAAAATTCGGCGTGATCGTCAGCTCCATTGTGCTGCTCCCGTGCTGATGAGATAATAATTTTGTGATGTGGTTTTCATGGATTCCCCCTCACATGGCTGGTGGCCTCCCCAAAGGCTGCCAGCCTCCCTTCTGATTCAGCTCCTCTGAAAAATCACTCTTCCAGGAAGAACCCTTTTCGTTTCTCAGCGCCTGAGCGCTTTGTACTACCTTGCTGATACAGGCGTTTTTTTAAATTGCGCCCTTAAGACAGTGATCTACTTAACCAATGGATCTCTCCTGTTGGAAAAGACCCTATTCCTACCCCTGCACCCAATCCCCCCTTACCCCCCTTTCCCTCTTCCCCATAAAAACGTACTACTTACCTAGTACACATGAGGAGTTGGATCAGTTGGTTGCCAACCTGAACAGGCACCTTTAAGCCTGCTTCTGTTCGGGTACCTTTAAACTCGAAACAATCAGGAGCGCTGTCGCGTTCCAGCCAGGGGAGGTTCGCCGGTATACCCCTGTAAGACTCTGCCCTGATTTCTCACAAACAGGCGAAGCCTTGTGTTCGCTTCATGCCTTGCCCGGTTCTCCTTGCGGTACGAAACGGGTTCGGCCTCGAACGTCTCCTGATACACAGTTGCATAACGCTGGAGCGCTTTTTGTCGTGCAGTGGGTGTCAGGCTGAATAACTGCTACTTAATCCACTCGGCATCCGCTTGTGAGTAGGTTTCCGGCAGGATTGAGTTATCGAAGTTGCTCTCCGGTATGTTCATCGGAAAAAACCTCATCCAGACTGGTTTCATATCCGAGCTGCTTAAAAGCGCTCACGATTCGTTTCCCCACCTCAATGTCAGGGATTCGACGACCAGTTTCGTAATGGCTAACTGCCCCCTGAGAACTGGCAATCAATGCGGCCAATTCTCCCTGCGTAACCTTTGCTTTCAGCCTTAGGCTCTTGATTCCGCTCATTCGGATAGTTCCTATCTAAATAATACATAACGTACTATACACACTTTAAACAATAATACAAAATGGAACTTGTTCAAAAAATACGGATTGTAATAATCATGAACATGAAACATAGATGGCAGGACCTGGCTAAATCCAGGATGAAAGAAGTCGGAATGACTCAAGAACAGCTAGCTGAAGCTCTAGGAATAACCCAGGGTGGGCTAGGTCATTGGTTGAACGGTAGACGTGAACCCAACCTGGAGGTCATAGCAAAAATTTTTAACATACTTAAAATGCCAGGTTTCGTGGTGAATGCTGATGGAACGGTCAGTGACTCCAGAGCCGATCACAATGTGACATTCATCGGAATTAACGAGTCGAAAGGAAGCTACCCTGTAATTAGCTGGGTAAGTGCAGGGGATTGGATGGAAGCTGTAGAACCATATCATAAGCGGGCTATAGACCGTTGGTACGATACAACTGTGGAATGTTCAGAGGATTCATTTTGGCTGGACGTGCGAGGTGATTCAATGACATCACCAGTCGGCCTAAGCATTCCGGAAGGTATGGTTATACTGGTTGATCCTCAAGTGGAGCCTATCAACGGGAAATTAGTTGTAGCAAAGCTTGATGGAGACAATGAAGCCACTTTCAAAAAACTGGTTGTCGATGCTGGTCAACGGTTCCTCAAGCCGTTGAACCCTCAATATCCGATCATTCCTATAAACGGTAATTGCCGTATTATCGGCGTCGTGGTAGACGCAAAAATAACCAACCTGCCATAATGTACAAGCCGCGAAAGCGGCTTTTTTTGTGCTCCCCGCCACGAAATCAATCAAAAAAAACCTTTATAAACATTAAGATAAAAAATAATACATCAGATTAATCCGTTTTGTATTGACGCAATTTAATACGTTATGTATTGTTATGTCATCAACAAGCAAACGGAGCAAGTAGATGAGCACTCAAGAATTGGTGTCGGAAAATGGTCCTATCCATAATCTAGTTATGGATATTGATCGGGTGGTTAACGCGCTTGAATATGCCGAATCTGATCCAGATACTGGCTATAAGCCAGCTGCCCTTATCCAGATTTGCATTAACCAATTAAAGAGAAACCTTTCGGTTATAAATAAAGAGATTGGGCATGGCTGGCAGGAGAATAAACAATGAATGATAAAACCGTCACTTTGAATAAGGAAGAAACAAGCAGAACAATTCTAAGCTGGTCACATGATGTGCAGTGCTGCGAATGTTCGTTATGGCTTCTTTTAGAACAAATGACGAGCGCTGAAGAAGAACGAGAGCACGCTCTAATTACTTTGGTAGTCCAGACATTGAATAATTTGAACAAGAGCATCGCTGACTTCGACACTTATAAACTTTAAATAAAAAATAAATTTACAAACACTTATTTGAGTGGGTGCAAACTCACCTTGAGGAAATGAAATGCAAACTTCACTTTCTTTTAAAAAGCCAATTAAAGCGCCTCAAATGTTATTTGGCTCTGACAATATTAATGATTTTGGAAGCAGAGTTAAGAGCTGCAGGATGGAAGGTGATTCAATGCAGCCGACTACCTCACCCTGTGAGGTAGTGGCTTTTGTTGATTGTGGAGGCCGCGTTCTTACACTCGGTATATATGTTTTTACGGGCAATGTTTTCGGCCGTAGCTGCCTGTTCATTAAGCGAATTGAGCCATTGCCGAACGGCGCATTAAAGATTATTTCTGACAATCTCCATTACCAAACTTTCACGCTTAATGCTGGTGAGCAAAAAGACATGCGTATCCACGGAAGGGTTGTCGCTTCTTTGGCTGTGAGGCACTTCATATGACTTTCATTATAGATAAATCGGCATATAGAACAGCATGCCTTTATGCGTCCTGCGGTTACGAGGTAATCGCGCGGCTTTACCTAAAAAAAGCATATGGGAGATAGAATATGTGGAACCCAAAGACGGCTGGGATAGATGAAATTTATTTAGAGGCAGAGAACCTCAACACCATTCTTGAAATAGTAATAAGCAATAATGAGTTAAACGCAAATCAAAAGAATTCTTTGCTAGGTATGGCTCTTAATGCTTCGGCGAATTTATTGTACTGGTGTGAAGCAGAGGAGAAGCGACGTGAATAACTTAATCAATACGTATCGCCACAGAATTCTAAAATCTGCGCTATTACGCCATCAGCGAAAAACAGGAAGCACCTGCATCATCATTAATATGCCTAAGGGTGGAATTAACACTATCGAATTAACAGAAATACTAATTGATGGCCTGTTGAGGCGATTCGAAAAAATGATCCTCAGTGAGTACGGAAATATTGAAGGTGTAAAAGCCATCCGAGGAATTTACAGCAACGCCGTAGATGTGAATGGCAGCGGTGAGTTCCTGACAGAAAGCGGAAAGGTATTAATCGACGAGCTCATTTCTGAGCTGGTTGAGTTTGCCAAGAAAAAATCAGTCACAGCGGAGACAAGCCATGAGTGATCAGACACCAATTATCACGCACGAACCAGTAAATATCGTGCTGACGATCGAGAACGGAAAGGTTATCCACGCGCGCCCAGTTCAGAACGGCGAGGTTACAGCATCGCTGGAAACTTTTTTGTGGATGGCTGAACGCGCCGGTTACTCGGTAACCCCACCAGCAGGAGGAAATGACAATGGCCCTGACAGCGATACGAATTCCTGAGTGGGTACACCTGCAGGCGGTCCATGTACTCCGCCAGTTCAGAGCCAGGCGGATTCATCCATGCCGTATGCACGGCTCCGGGAACCTGAGCCTGCGGGTTAATCGCCGCTGGCGGCTGCTGTCCCGAGACGGCGGCCAGAACTGGGAGGTGATGAGCCATGAACGATACAGCAAACGGAAGGACAGAAAATGAAAATCCAATACCAGGACTATGGCACCGTAGCGAACATCGTTATCACCAGTACGGTGTTTGAGTTCCGTAAACATAACCGGGTGGTCGATGCCACGCTGCTCTGCACACCAAGCATCATTGCAAGCCGTAGTGGGATGTTCTTAATGAAGACGGCTTTATCAGGTAAATCTCGCGACATGCTGCGTGCATATAAAACTGTTCAGCGGGAGGCGACACGATGAAGTCTTTCCTCCTGTCTATGCTGTTTGACCTGTTATTGGTGGCCGTCGTGTTCGGCGCGCTGATTGAGTACAAATTTTTAATGAACTTCTAATGGTATTCAGGATGGCAAAAGATTTCTTCGATGTGATTAGAGCTCCTGCTGATCGTGTTGCAGCCAGAGTTATCGGTAAGGGCATTGATTGGCAACCGAACAAAAAACGCGAACAGGGGGATAGCGAAACACCACTCCCTACTCTTGAGATATTTCAAATGGACCGAATTCAGCGGGAACAATTCGATTTACTTCAAGGGCGAACTTTCGGGCGAATGACCGTAATTGGGATCGCCGCTATCAAGCAAGGCGACAGTATGCGCTACGTGGTTCGTTGTGCCTGCGGTACATACACGTATCGGAGAGCAAAGGCGATTAAAAATCCAAATAACAACATGGATTGCTGTGATTACTGTAGACATCTGCTGCATTTGAAAAGGGATGAAATCCATCGCCGAACAGGAAAAAACGTCAAATGGGAGGATTTGCCGTGAGTAAACACCAAGACATTATTAATCGCTGGACCCGTTTAGCAGCGGAGGCCAAAGAGCTCGGGCTCGCCACCATTCCGATCGACCCGGAGAACATGTTGATGGTGCTGGCGGAACTGCCGCCCAGTACGGCCGAGTTTTCGGCCGATTGCCAGAATGACTATCAGGCTGCGATCGACATCTTGCGCGACAGAGCTGCTCGCGAACTCGATGGTGGTTTTCGTGCTCATCACAATGCCCTGATTTATGCAGCTAATGAACTGGAAAATGCCCAGGCTTTCGGGCGGGAGGTCAGCTATGAGTCTTGACTGTGTACCCCTTTCTACGTACTGCAGGGACGCGGGGGAAACGGTAGAAGCCGTTAACAAACGGATACAAAGGGGGTTATGGAAGGAGGGAGTACATGTATTAAAAGTCGATGGTGTTAAAGAACGCTGGATTGACTTAACGGAGGTTTCAAAGTGGGCAAGAAAGAACAAGGATCATTATCTCTCCCAAGAGGAGTAACCATCCGCCAGCATAAAACTGGCGACACTCTGGTTATCACTTTCACATACAAAGGGGTTCTGTGCCGGGAGCCCCTCTCCAAAATGGAAGCAAACGCGCGCGGTGTGAAGTACGCCGAGCGCCTGCTCGGGGAGATACAAAACCAGATCGTCAGTGGCACCTTTGAATATGCTAAATATTTCCCCAACTCCAAAAAGCTGGAGCTGTTCGGGGTAGTGAAGAAGACCAAAAATATAAAGTCTTACCTGGACGAGTACCTGAAAATCTGCCAGAACCGCAACCTGTCCCCGTCGACTATCAACGGTTATGAAAAATGCCTGTCTGCGCTGTCAGCTCTGCATAAACTCCACGTGTCAGAACTGACGCCAGCGGTCCTTAAAAACTGGATAGCCAGCCGGAAAACAAAGCTGAAAACGACCAGGAATAACCTTTCGTTTCTGCGCAGCGCCATCGATGAAGCTGTTACGGATGGCCTGCTGACCATTAACCCGGTAACCCTCGTCAGCGCCAGCCGGTACCACGTGATCGACAGCAGCCCGAGCGCCGACGATTACGAGGTTGACCCGTTCACGCCAGCGGAGACCCTCGCCATTTACCAGAGCTGCAGATACCCGGAATGGGAAAACCTGTTCCGCTTTGCTTTCAATACCGGTCTGAGGAGCTCCGAACTGTGCGCGCTGCGCTGGCCTGATCTCGACACCATCGCGAACACAGCCCACGTTCAGGCGGCCAGTGTCGTAGGGGTACTTAAAGGCACCAAGACAAAAGCCGGTACCCGTAAGGTGGAGCTGAACAGTGAGGCGCTGGCAGCCCTGCAGGCGCAGAAGCAATACACCTTTATGAAAAGTGAGTTCATATTCAGCGATCCGAAAACGGGAGAACCCTGGGCGAACGCCGACGCTATCCGTAAAAAAGCATGGGTGCCGACCCTGAAAAAAGCTGGCGTGCGCTACCGTAACCCGTATCAAACGCGGCACACATTCGCCACCAAGCATATTAGCCAGGGCGTTAACCTCTTCTGGCTTGCCGGACAGATGGGCCACAAAGGGCCGGAAATGATATTCCGCAACTACGGTAAATACCTGGCTGAATATGACGGTAAAACCGCGATTTCAGCCGCTCTGTAGCGGGGCAAATATTTCAAAATGTTGGACAGAATCAGGACGTTAGACAGACATCAATATGCACGTAAAATGCACTTGAAGCCTGCAACACTGGCTGATTCGTTAATTTTCAATAAGTTATATTCATTTCGGACGCGAGTTCAACTCCCGCCAGCTCCACCAAAATTCTCCATCGGTGATTACCAGAGTCATCCGATGAAGTCCTAAGAGCCCGCACGGCGCAAGCCCTGCGGGCTTTTTTGTGCTTTGAATTTGTCCCGCGAAGTCTGATGCCAACTAATTAAATCCGAACCTTTTAGGCACCTTGTTAGGCACCTCATAAAGCTTTATTGTTTTTGAGGTGCCTAAAACTATGGAAACCCGGCAATGGCAAGACAAACCAAACCTCTATCCGTTAAAGAAATCGAATCTGCTAAACCCAAGGAAGCGGACTACGTTCTCTATGATGGCGATGGCTTTGAGCTACTCATCAAATCCAGCGGGAGTAAAATCTGGCAGTTTCGCTACATTCGCCCTGTCACCAAGAAGCGCGCGAAGAAGACCGGAGTATGGATTTACCCCCTGTCAGAATACTCTTTCAGCATGTCAAGGACCGCCCAACGGGCTGCATCGTCTGCGATATTTTCAGGCAGCGCATCAGCTCGCAGATTTATGTAAGCGTCAACAGCCCTTCTGATGACCATGCTGACAGAGTCACGATCGTGCGTTGCCAATGTGGAAGTCAGCAGGCCGTCAGGATCAATGCCGTGGAATTCAATGCGGCGAACCCCACGTTGCGGAAGATTTACACGACGGTACAACATAGGTCCCAGCACTTGCTCGCGGAAGAATGCCAACATACCAATCGCTTCAAAAAGTTCGCCCCTTCCCAGCTTAACCACTGCATAATGCAGCCAGATCCAGGCTCGGGACTCAAACCACTCCGGCGTCTTGTTAGGCCAGTGAGCACTAAATTTTGCCAGTTGTCGCTCCAGAGCAGTGTTATCGCGGGTAAACAACACTGCTGGCTCCTCAACGCGTTGAGTGAGCATTTCCAGGGTGATAAATTTCAGGTCGACATGAAGGAGTTCGGGGCCATACAGGCATATAAGCAGGCGAGGCTCTCCCACATGTTCCCCGGTGAAAGCATGCAACAAATGGCCTAATGTTCCGGCGAGCACCTTACGCTGCGCCATGATTTCGTCATAGTAGAGAGGATCTACGACAACGATAAAATCGAGATCGGAGTATTTATCAAATCCGCCATGAATAATTGAGCCACCAGCGAGAAGGGAATGAATTCGCGAATCCGACTGGAATTTAAGCTTGAGTTGCTCTGCAAAACTTCTGTGTAAATCGGGTAACGTACTAAGCAT